TGCGTATCCCACAATTTCATCCATAGTTAAACCTAAATCTAAATTACTCTTCATAATTCTATAGATTTGTTTTTCAAGTTGAGCACCATATCCACCCATACCACCGGCAAGTTCCCTTTGTAATTTAGTTGCTTCTTTGTTTAAATCTATAAAAAACGTTCTAAATATATTAACATCTAAAGAGTTTTCAATAGCCTGTTTTAAATTGTCAGTAAACTTTTTAAATCCCTCTTCTTCACCAAATTCGGCGGGGGTTGTTGTTGACCATAACCACATAATAATATTTTTTTATATAAATAGATTATAAATTATTTTTTTTGGTACTCTTTTATTAGTTTGTCTATGAAGTATTTTCTTTCATAGGTTGGCATTTTTAATAAATCGCGGTAAGAAAAATTACCGTGTTTAACTAAATAATAAAATTCGTCTAAAAGTATTTTTTGATAATTAGAAGAAAGGACGAAAAAATTCCGCCCCAAAGGCAACATTCAAAGTTACCTTTTCTCCTGACGGGGCTACAATTTGTCTTTTTAGGTCAACTTTTGGTTCACACTCGTTCAAAAATTTTCTTAAAAATTTGGAGTCGGCGATAGGTAGCTGAGGTATGATTTTACTAACGTAATCTCTTTGTTCGTTATCGTCTATAGAAATAATTTGTTTTTCTAATCTTTTAGTCGCAATAGGAGCAATAAATCCTTTCGGGTAAGTTTGAATGATTTTTTCTAATTCATTCTGATCTCCCATATTCATTAATTTACAAACAACCTTATGACCACTTTTTGGTAATGTTGTTGTAAAAAATCCACTTTCATTTGGTTCGTGCATTGCTGGAACATAATCAACAGCATCTAATATAATAGAACCCTCAAATTCTTTACCTGTTGCCGGATCGATCATGCTAAAATTATATTCAGGACCAAAAGAAGTATTCCTTAAAAATACTAATATCGCTTGGATGTCAGCGTCGATTAATTCATTTATGTCGAAATTAGGTTCATAAATTTTCTGTCTTAAAAGTCTTGAGATAATTCCGTCCGTTCCAATGTTTGCGGATAATAAAATATTCTCGTCTTCCGCGGTTAAATACCCAACCTTTAATGATTCTTTTTTATTTCTATAAAACTTACCTTTACTAGGTAGTTTAATTACATCGTGAGGTAGACTAAAATCCATTTGTCCATATGCTGCAGTATTATCCATAGTTTTTTATTTTAAAAATAATATGATTGTATTTTATGTAAACAAAAAACCCCACTTTGTTAGTGAGGTTCTTTAAAATATTTAATAAATTTAAATTAGTAAACTAATATACATCTATCAGGTCTTAGAGTTGCCTTAACTGTTACTATTTTTTCATCACTATAATCTAATGAATCCATATCAACTCCTGTTAAAAATACACCTTGTAAAATCCACTTCTCAACAGCAACTCCTGTTGGATCTAACATTTCTAGAGTAAGGTCTCTTTTATAACCAGCGGCATAACCCATACGACCAGTGATTGATTCAGCATGTAAACGAACCCATTCCATAAGTGCTTGTGCAGCAGAAGGACCAATAGGGTCTAAAAAAGTCACGTCCATGGATTCCCAATTGAATCTTCCAGCAACATATGTTGATGTGTTCAAAAACGGAATCTCAACCTCACCGATTTTTATTTTTGGTCTTGTAGTACTTGTAACATACCAAGAGTTAATCCCAAGAGGCGAAGGGAATGTTAATATAAACCTGTTTTTCTTTTTAGGTTCATACGTTAGGGGCATTTTCATTAGTAAATCAGCCATTTCTTATTGTGTTTAAATTTTTATTTTTTATTTATAAATATCTGCGTTTAATTTTTTTTCTATTTACTTTCTTTTTTTTTAAAATTATATATTAGCTATAACTTAACTTAATTAAATTTTCTTTTTTCTCCTCCTTTAGTATAATATACATTGATTGGTTCATTTGGGTATTCTTGACTTAACATATCTCTTTGAGCTTCTGCATTTTTCACATCGTCATCTGAAAATCCTATCTTAACGTTTTTTGTAATAAACTCATCAATATCTATGTCGTCCATAACTTCATTAAATGAAACATCATTTTTAAATTTTGGGACTAAGTCAGATAATTTTAAAATTGGGTTTTTTTCTAAAAGAGATTGGACGAGTTCTTTTGCTGATTGTCTACAATCACTTATAAACTTTCTTAAAGCCACTTTTTTACCTTCTTCCGGATTAGCAGCACTTCCCTGACCGTAAGTTACTGGCGCCATTAAACATCTATCCAAATACTTAAGAACTAAATCGCTACCATTAAAATCCGCATCAAATTTTTTCGAATCAATATCTTCTTTTAAACTTCCAGTTTTAGAAATCATTTCGTGGTATATTTTAAGATTTTTTATTATTTCACTTTTATTGATACCATTATGATTTTTTGCAATTAAATTGAAAACAGCTCTTCTTAACGTTTGTGGACTATGACCTCTTGCGGTAATAATAGCAAATAGTGACCCACCGTTCAAACATTCTACAAAATCATTCCAAGCAGGTCCAACAGGTGCAATCATCGAGTCAATAAGAAATTTATTCTCACCGGCCTCTTTAAAATAAATAAACGGATCAGGAGAATAACCAACAATAGTTGACCCCTTATATTTGAAATTCTCAACACCTATTTGGTGTCTGTGTTCTGCAAAATCTTCAGTTGACATCCCTATTTCATCATCATTTTCAGTCATTACCATAATTTTTGTTGGCATGTACATTAAATTATCGTCCCAATCAAACGCATAATATTTTAAATCGGGTCTTAAATCTTCAGACTCTTCATTTCCAACATCATAAATACCTTCAGAAATTGCGTATTTATAAATTTGGTTAATAATTTTTTTTTTAAAAACCTGTTCTTTTATGTGTTTTTTAAAATTCATTTCTTATTTAATTTTTCTAAAAGTTTTTCAAGTTGTTTTTCAGTAATAACAATATTTTGTTTTTTTTCTGAAAAACTTTTTTTGTTTTTAGTATCTAACCCAACACTCTCTTTAACAAGTTTTTTTTGAATTTTCATAATTAATTTTTATTATAAATATAATGGGAGATAATTTATTACCTCCCACTTTTTATTTTTTTTATTAAACATCATCGAAAGATGCCCCTGCTGGTGTGATAACAAATTCAATATCAATGTATTCTAATGCTCTTGTTGGTTTCAAGAATATTTTACCTGTCATTGTATTTGAATCCAAATCTTCAGCGGCACTTGATACTTGAACTCTAAAGTCAATTAAACCTCTTTCTCTTCTAATTTCATCCAAAATTGGATTAACTGAGTCTAAGAATTGTTGTCTAACTTTATCGTCGTTTTGTTCAAATAGCAATCTAACCGCCACTGCTGAAATTAATTTTCTTGCCTGTAATAGTAATCTTCTAACGTTGATTCTATCAAGTGCAGATTCTCTAATTTGTAAAGTTTTATTACCCCAAATAACTGTTCCGATATCTGTAAATGTTGCAATCGGGTTAATTCTACCTTTATAAAGTGTGTCTCTATCGTCTTGAGTTAAACGTTTTCTTGCTTGAACCGCATTCACAACCCCTCTTGTATAACCCGCAGATGCGAACCAAGGTTTAAAAATTTTATCAGTGTATGCTAAATTCTTAACAACTTCACCCGTAGCAGGAATCCAAATTTGTTCATTATTTTCTGTATCATTTTTCAATACCCAAGGGTAATAAGTTGCAGTATAGTTAGAATCAATACCTGTGTCCTCTAAATTTTCAATAGCATTTTCAGGGAAAATTAAATTATCATTTAAATTATTAATTGATGATGTTGTAAATAAGTTGTAATCAGGAGTTGTACAAATATAAATTGAGTCTGCTCTATCGCTTTCAACCATTTCTACCGCCTCTTCAACAAGGTTAGAGTTATTAACATAGTCAATACCCGGTGTTGTAAATATATTAATATCAACCGCTTCAGGATTTGCAAATGTTTTTTGACCCCACAAATATGCGTAATAGTCTGTGTTTGCCCATATTTCTTGATTAGGTCCTGTAATTCTTCTAAACGCTCCCCATCCAGTTGCGTTAGGGTAAGTTGCGTCTGATTTGTAACCTTTAAGGAAGTTAGTTCCTCCTAAGGCAAACCCATCACCATTAGTTCTCCATTTTCTATAAATGTCCCAACCGTCAAATCCACCTGCAAATAATAATGTGAATTTTCTAGCGTTTGAACCATAATATGGGTCAGACGTACTTGTTGGATTTGTTTGGAAACTAGCCTCCCCCACAAAGAATTTAGATTCGCCTGAAGTAGGCCCATTACCACCTATTAACACTACAGTTGCCCCACTATCCATATGGAAACCTTTTGTTACGTAGTTCCATTCGGTACCTTCACCTGTTGCTAAATTAGTAGGTGCTTGTTTTCCTCTGTATGTCAATTGATCGAAGTCAAAACCTAATTGAGATGAGACACCTAATTGAACATTTCTTTTTCTATCTCCACTTGCGCCTGCTCTGATTTCACCTCCGAAGAAATATGAGAATGGGGGGGTATACCTTAAACCGTTTGGACCGTAATATAAAGTTTTAAAATTTAAGAATGGTGGTTTAGCAGAACCATATGATCTTTGAACCAATCCTTCAAAACCTGCTGGAACCGCATCTGTTGGTGCTTCTTCACTCAATTCTAACATGACGTATCTTGATCTTAAAGGGAATTCGCCATTAGAAGTACCAATTTTTTTAGCGATATAAGAATTACTTGTTGGATCCATTGTACAATTATTAAATCTATCAAGAACTACTTGACTTGAATCAGTATCATTGAAGTCTCTAATGACTACATCAAAAGTATTATTATCTAAATCAATATTTGCAATTGTGGTTTTAAATCTAAAATTAGCATTTGTACCATCAGAAATTGTTATTAATTTAAATAATTTATAAACTTTATTCCCTCTTAATTCTGAAACTATGAATGGAGTTTCAGGTGTTTGGTATTTTTCTAAACTATATGCTATAGTGTTTGTATTTGGTGTATTTCTGAGACCAGGCAATGCGACCAAAGAAGAATTTAAACCTCTGATTTTATTTTGTAAATAACCTTCAGATAAGAAAGTTGGATACGCCTCTTCTACAAATATTGGAAAATCATCAGAACTTAATGTCCCATTAAAGTTAGTTGTACCTAAAGTTTTAGCGATGAAGTTAGTTTGACTACTTGCCATAGAAACATCAAAAGAAAACGAACTATTTGTTCCATCGGTAGTCGTTCCTGTTATTTCAAAAGTACCATACGGGTCTTGACTTAGTCCTGAGTACACACCAGTAGCTACCATACCAACAGCGGTTGTTGCACTAACCTTATAGACAGGTCCATTATCACTAGCATATGTTGCAACACCTCTAGAACGTAATGTTGCAACAACAACATCATCATAATCAGTATAACTACTACCTGTATATAATGTACCAAGAACTCTAACCGTACCTGAGTATGAACCAACACCTGTTGATGTGATTGCTGAAACAACAATACCAAATCCAGTGCCTGTGTAAATTGTAGGTGTAGATATACTGAAAAGAGTTGAGTACCAAATATCATTTTGACCTGACGTATAATCTAATGAAGTATTAATTATATTTTCAACCCCTAAAACGTTTTCAAAAGTATCCACCCCTGAAGGATTATATGATGAACCAGTAATGGCGTTAAATGAAGATTGTGAAATTGAACCAAAAAACAAAGCGGTTCTACCAGAAAGAGAAGAACTCAAACTAAAATTTGTTATTTCATTAAAAATGTAATTTTCAAAGTCTTCAGATAATGTTGTTTGTCCACCATCAGGATTAATGTAAGGTGAATTAATATTTGGTATAAATGATGGTATAGATGAAGTATATGCGATAGTAGAAGTGCTACCAGTCGATCCCGTAAAAGTAAATGTAGTTAATCCTGCAGGATACACTGCATCAGTAGGTGATACTGTTTCTCCATCAATATTTCCTATTGTTGTTATTGACCATGAAGGTCCCGCATCGTAACCAGATAGACCCAATACCCTTGTCACATAAAGTTGATTTGATTCTTCTAAATATGCTTTAGCAATATAAGCTGCCTCATACTTTGGTATACTGGTATCCACGAATTTTGTAGGGCTTGATCCTTTATCTCCATTACCAAAAACAGAAATAAATTCATCATAATCTTTTATAAATATAGGTTCAAAGGCAGGACCCTGTAAAGTCTCACCAACAATACCTAAAGTTGTAACACCAACACTCTGTGTTACGAATGTTAAGTCTCTTTCAGAAGTATAAACACCTGGAGATACAAAAACTTTTCCACTAGCCATTTTTCAGTTTGTATTTGAAATTTATTTTTTATTATAAATACTTCAAAAAAATGTAAAAAATTGTGGTTTATTCATTTATTTTTATAACAGTAAGAAAAAAAACATACTTTTTTCATACTTATTAAATATTTATTAAGGTTATGAAAAAAATAAAAAATATTAAGATATCTATTGAAAGTCACAAGTTACTAAAAGAATATTGTGAAGAAAAAGGTTACAAAATATATAAATTTTTAGAAGAATTAATAAAGAAAAATTGTTCTAAACAAAAAGATATATACGGTGAGTAATTATTGTAAGTAAGCCGTGGTCTTTAAAGTTGATGTATCCCCACTTAAATTTTTTACAATATCTATAGTCACAACATCACCATTACTCACTTGTATTGTTTCAACATCATCCCCAACATAATTATTATTTATGTAAACAGAATATGATGAAATATTTTCCAATGAAGTAACTTTCAAATCTGCCGTATAAAAAAATGGTTCGGTTATACCCGTAACACCAACAAAATAAGGAAAATTAAAATCAAAAAAATTAGGTCTTTCAGGTTGTGGATTAACTTTTCTACTTGTATTCAAAACATCAGTTTCAAACATAGTCACTTGTCTTGTAATACCGGGACTTACTTTAAACTCTTCTTCATCTAATAAAAAACCTTGCATTAAAAATTTATAATTTTGAATATAATATTTTCTTTTTTCTAATTCTTTAGATGATTCGTCAGAAACATCTTCCCATATGATGGGAATATAATGACCTTTTACCACAGTATATGCCTGCCTTGACGCAAACTTTTGATTTACTATTTTATTAAATTCATTCAACTCCCTCATTCTGTTACAAAATATTTTTACGTTAAATATAATATCAACAGGTATTGGTTGAGGTATTGTGTACACATCAAAACCCTTACGTTGTCCATCCCATGTTGGTACTTGAGCGTATAAAAATTGTCTCCTATCAGGGATTTTGTATTGAGTAATAAGACTTGTACCAAATTTAACTTCGGGCATTCTAACGGTAGAGATAAATGGTAGTTTAACATTATCATCTAAGTCTTTAAAATTCCAAGTTTCGGTAAATTGTGACCAACTTTGGTTTGTAATAATTTTATCAATGACTGGTACTTTTTTACCATCCACAGAAAGTAATAGATCGTTTTTTACAAATTCTAACATTCCTTTATCTAAATCTGCGTGTAAAACTCCTTTTGGTAAATAAGTTCCTTTGTCTTGGATTTTATCCAAAAGTTCTTGTCTTCTTTCCGTTAAAACTTTAACAGGAGTTAGAGGTAAGTTTTTTCTTAAATTTTTAGGTAAAGCCATTATTATATTCCTTTAAATTCGTTTTCATTGACAGGAGCTGCGATAATAGATCTATAAAACTTTTTATATCCAGCATAAGTATGTTTATTATCTGTAAATATACGACCGTCATTAACAACTGAATAATATCTAACCCTGTCTTCAGTTTCGTAGTACCCAATATAATCACCAAACTCAATTTCAATTCCCATTTCATCTAAATGTTTTTGATAAACGCCAACTTTTAAGTTACCTGGCTCCATTTGTGATAATTTCGAACTACCTAAGTCTGTATTTGTTGGTGCCTCAACTTGTACATACCCTTTAAACTCAACAGGAGGTAAAAATTGTATCCCGTCTTCTAATGCTTCTCCATAAACATCGTCATTATTTGTTCTTTGTTTATCTACTTTATACAACACAAGAGTGAAATTCATATCTCCGTGTAACCATTCTTCTCCCATAGAAATATCTAAATTAAAGTCTTCTTCAGAGAAAAACTTATTTAATCTTGTAATTGGAACTTTATTCTGTGACATATTAATAAATACTTTGATTGATTTTTTTATATTATTTACTATTTTTATTTATAATATAATGGAAGAATTAATTTCAAAAACTCCCGAAACAAGGGCCCTTCAAATGTTAGATGATTATGTTGGGTCAAATAACTATATCTTAGCATTAAAACACAAAAAACAAAATAGTAAATCATTTACACCAACAAGACCTCAAGCAGAATACATAATTAACTTTCACGGACGAACACCAAAGGTTGCAAAAAAATGGGTCAAACTTGATTCATACTTTGGAAAAAAAATGATGGAGGATAAAATGTATACGAAGGAACCTTCAGAAATTTATGTTGAAAAGTTACTTGTAGAAAAAGATAAATCGTATCATATTTGGGGTAAAATATTTAGTGGTGAAACTCTACATGATTTTTGGATTCCAAAAACCGCACTTATAAAAGATAATGAAGTTAAAAATGTTGTGATTGAATATTCAAAATACGACCACAGGGCACCAATGGATCATCAAAGAGAGGCAATTGAAAAACTTGTTAGAAACAAAAAGTTTATTTTAGCTGACGATATGGGTTTGGGGAAAGGTCTATTGAAGTCGACAATTATCTACACACCTTATGGGACTAAAAAAATTGGAAATACTTTAGTCGGTGATGAAATAATCGGTAGCGAT